GAGTGTTCCATATTCTTAATGGAGTTGATTAAAACTCCATCTAAATCAAATGCAATTAGTTTTTTCATGTTAGGTGGTCTTCGGTCAATATTCTAAAACTGTATTTTCTATCCTTACAGTATTCATCTGCAGCTTTGAACTTTGCTTGATTGACCATATAAGTTCTCACTTCGTTTAACCAACTCTTTGTTCTTCTCTTTGGTTCTTTAGGAGGACTGAGTTGTCGTTTTGGTTTGACTTCTATGACTTCTCTAATCACTTGACCTTTTGAGTTGACATATTTTATATAGAAGTCGGGAAAGTATCTATGAGGTCTTTTGTCCACGGGAGATACATAAGGAATGATTATTGTTTCACTGCCCCATTCAATAATTTTATCGTTGTTATCGCAATAAACCATGAATCTACGTTCCCAAAGTGACCTATAGAATATCTTTGTAGGGTCTCCTTTGTATTTTTTATAGTTCTTCGGTTTAAACTTACCACTGTATGACATAAATAGATATAACCTTCATAGTAATATAGGTATTTATACATGGCATCAATAAACAAATTATTATCGAAAATCAATCAAGCAACATCTGCAATAAACTCTGTTAAAGGAATCAAATCCAAAATACAGGGTAAGGGATATCTTGCAAATGTAGATAAGTTGGTTGAACAGGCAGAAGAAGCAAAAAGAAAATTAGATAAACGTAGACAAAGTTTACAGAAGAATCAAGACGCTACAAACAAAGCAAAGAGTTTACGAGTTGCAAAACAACCACCAAAGGCACAAACTATAGAATTAAAATATCCACTAGATGAAGAATTATATAACTATCTCGAGTTCAATATTAGACCTAGAAGAAATAGAGGAACTAAGAACGGTAAAAATTTATTAAGTGATAAACAAACAGACATTTTATTATATGTTCCAAATGGTATAAGTAACGATGCAAAAGTATCGTATAGTGCAAAAGGAGTTGGTGTTGCTGCAAGGTCATTGATAGGAAGAAATACAGGTGCAATCGGTGAAGGTGGTGAGAATGTAGGAATGTCCATGAAGGATAATGCATTTTTTGACGGTCTAAATGCAATTGTTTCGAGTGGATTAAATTCATTAGCAAATAAAATGACTGGAGACCTTGTCAACTTTACACAGGGTCAGGCAGTCAACCCTATGAAAGAACAAATGTTAGAGGGAGTTGAATTTAGGTCTTTCAATTTTAATTTTTCATTTTATCCTAGGTCTAAAAAAGAAGCTGCAAGAGTAAATGACATTATATGGAATTTCAAAACTGCTATGTTACCTGATACGTTTGGTTCAGATGAATCTTCAGCAGACGTAGAAAACTATTTCAATTATCCAAATATAGTTGATATAAAATGGAATGGTGATATTGCAAAAACTATGGATGGTTTCTTACCTTGTGTTATTACAGATTGTAATGTAAAGTATGGTGAAAAGTTTGCAACATTTGAAGACGGACAACCAGTATCAGTCACTATGGATTTAGGTGTAACTGAAATTAAGATATTGACACAAGAAACCTATCAACAGATTGCTGCAAGTGGAACATCTGATAGAATTTCTCCACCTGAAGATATAGGTGAAGGACAAATCAGTCTTCTCGATACAAATAGGACGGGTGGATAATGAGTAATAAACTATTTGCAAATATACCTGAAATACAATACAAGTTAAATGATAAACTTGTTACAGTCAAAGATTACTTTCGTAAGGCAAAGATTGATTCTGCAAAATTAGATTCAATCATTGAATATGAGTTATACGATTGGGTGACGGTGAGAGACCTGATGTATTAGCAACCAAACTTTATGGTGATGGTGATTTACACTGGGTGTTCTTTCTAGTAAACGAAATAGATAATTATTATGATTGGTATAAAGATAGTGAAACCTTTAATAATTATATCTCCAAAAAATACAGTGGTCAATACCTAGTTGGTTCTCAGACTTCTGATATCATAACTACATCAAGTAAGTTTCTAGTCGGAGAGAAGATAACTAATTCAACTAAATCAGGACACGTTCTAAGTGTCGAACCTTTACACAAAAGAATAAGAGTAGACGTAGATACATTCTCAATAGGAGATATAGTAACTGGTTCAAATAGTTCAAAATCATTTACAGTTAGTTCTGTATTGACTCCATCCGATGCACCAAATCATTATAAGAATTCTGATGGTATTAAAAGAACTGATTCAGCAGAGGGATATACTGCAGTTACTAATTTCGAAGTTGAACAAGAAGAAAACGAAAAGAAAAGAACAATTAAAATTATTAAACCAAACTACATAAGACAGATAGTATCACAATTTGAAAGAGTGATATCCAAGTAAACTATGGAAAATTTTAAAGCGGGTGCTTTTTACCTAGACGCCCTAACATTGGTAAATCAAGATGGTGAGTCTACAGATATCACTAACCTTTGTGTTGGGTTTAGTCTGTATGAAAGTATATACAAAAAATTTATTACTGGTGATGTATCTATATTTGACGGTCTAAATCTAATCAAAAACTTTAAGATGACGGGTCAAGAATATGTCCGTATCAATATGAAACAAGTGGAAGGTGTTGGTGACAGTGCTGAAAATGAATTCTCGATTGATAAAACTCTCAGAGTATATAAAGTAAAAAACGTTAACAGTCCAAAAGAAAGTTTAAACACTTATGTGTTATCTTTATGCGACCCACGTATGTTCTTTACAAGAAGAAAAAGAATTAGTAAAGTATTGAGAGGTTCATATGACCAAATGCTTCAAAACATGTTGATTGATGAAGCACATATCCAACCTGAAGAGTTTGACCACTGGGAAAAAACACTTCCTGAGAATATGCAATTTATTTGTCCTAATTGGACTGTTTCAAGTTTCATGGATTATGTTATAAACAATGCAAATAAGTCACCCAATCCATCATATAGAAACGGCATGTTCTTTTACCAAACACTTAATGGTGGATTTAGATTCAAATCAATTGATGAAATGTTTGAGGCAGAGTTCCCATTAACCTTCTCAAAACGTCCAAGGTCAGGAACACTCGATACAGAACAAATTGATATCAACGCAGCTGAAGGTTTGAATACACAAATTATAAATTTTTACAAACCACAAATCTTTGATACACTTAGAGGAACTATCGGTGGTGCTTATGCATCGAGTATGAAAGTATATGACCCAGTTAGAAAAATAGAAGAAGATGTATACTATGATATGGAGGAAACCTTCGATAGAGGTAAACACTTATCAGGTGTTCCTATGATTTTAACAGACGGTAAAAAAGAATTTTTAGAAAAGACTTTGACAACTGGTGAAGTAATAGATAGAACAGTATCACCTGAAGTAACTGAAGTGGATGTCGACCTTGCACCAAACAAAGTTCCTGATTCAATAGTGTTATACGATTACACTACACTTCATCCTTTTGATAATTCAACAGATATAACAGAGAAAGAAAACTTTGAAGGACATAAAACATCTGATAATGCAAGATTGGAAAGACGTGCAATGTTAGAGATATTACAACAACATAAAATTGTAGTGACTATTCCATTGAGAACAGATTTATCAGTTGGAACTATTGTAGTGTTAGAAATACCTGAACCTGAAACAGGAAATCAAAATGATGATAAAGCAAACGACAAAAGATATTTGATTACTGATATTGCAATCAATGCCAATCCAACATCGAATACAGGTCAACTAGTTATGGAATGTGTTAAAGAAAGTTTTGCAGTAGACTTGAGAGATATCAGTCCACAAGAAAACATGGAAGGCCCTGAGGAAATGTGATGAAATACTTTTACGGAATAGTTGAAGATAGACAAGACCCTCTCATGATTGGGAGAGTGAGAGTTAGGGTTCATGGTATCCATACAGATAATAAATCATTAATTGCAACTCCCGATTTATCGTGGTCACAAGTTATACTACCAACAACTGCTGGTGGACTTTCAGGTTTTGGAACACAACACGGACTCGTAGAAGGGTCTACGGTAATTGGATTCTTTAGAGACAGTGAATTCATGCAAGACTTTGTAGTAACTGGTGTTGCAACTGGTATATCACAAGCAGGATATAAAGAAACTATTACTGATGAATTATTAGAAAGAGGAATCGGTAAAGGGTTTAATGACCCAAGAGGATTGACACTTGATGACTATACAGATAAACCCGATGGTGCAAACTCTGTTGAACATCCTCTTAGAACTTTTGGATTAACAACTGCATTAGATACAGCACCAAAGAAACCTGAATCATTAGAAATTAAATATGATGCAACAGG